CCAGTACTAAAAGTACCGTAGCTAGCGATGATAATTGCATTGTTCTCCTGTTCAGTTATTTCTCTGACCTGTTCTCTTTCTTGAGCGTCCACACCACCGTGAACAAAAAATACCTTATGATCAGACCGTTTATTAGTATTTATCATATCGTATAGCACCGCACCATGTGCTTCTACTCTACTGTATAATATAAGAGTATTACCTTTTAAATCTAATGCAAGATTTTTTATAAAGTTATTCCTTTGTTCATGACTTATTAAATATTCTATTTCATCATTATATACTTCAAATTTCTGAGGAGGATGTTTGAGAACTAAACATTGAATATCTAACTGGGAAAGATGCCCTTGTCGCATTAATTCATCAGTTTTTGTTACCTTATATGATGGTCCAAATAATCCCTCTAAGACCCATTTATGCGTCTGTGTGCCGTCTAAAGTTCCTGTAAACCCATATCTATATTTTGCATGTTCTAGTTTTGACATTATAGATATAAGTGACTTACTCTTAAAAAGATGTGCTTCATCTCCAATAACCACATCATAATCTGTAAAGAATGAACGATCTAATTTATAAACAGATTGCCATGTAGTAATAGTAACTGGAAGTTCATTATTTTTTTCCTTACCTGCATATATGAGGTGACAATATGACTCAGCATCCCAACCATAATCACAAAAGTCTTTATACATCTGCTCTACAAGAGATGTCGTGGGAACAACTAAAAGGATTTTTTGTCCTTTCGCTGAATAATACCTTACAAGAGAATAAATCATCAAAGACTTGCCTGAAGCAGTGGGTGATATCAATAGCTTTCTATTATGTCTTAAAGCATCGTATACTCCCTCGACTTGGTATTTTCGTGGACTATGATTGCAAATAGATGTCATATAATCTCTGACACCTTCAAATGATATTTCTTCGTTTATTTCAAAAGGAGGACCATAATATTCATTATCTACAAACTTATAAGTATATCCGTGATTCTCACAGAAGTGAATTATCTTATCTAACAGACCAACATATATTCTCTTCGATCTTAAATCATATAAATGTATTTCTCCATTCCAATTTCTCTTCCGATATTGGGGCATGAACTTTGCACCCTCAACTTCAAAAGTGAAATGATCTCTTAATTCATATTCTATATGAGGTTCTGCATTAATCTTTAAAAAGACCTCATTTGCTTTACCAATAACAACATTGGCAGAAGTGTCAATCACATATACCCATGCATCTATGGGTATTTATTAAGTATTGTCAACCCTTCGTAGTTGTAATAAAAGGAGGTTTCCTGCTGCGATCCGTCGGATATCTGATATTTAAAGCCATAGAATATCTATCAAACCTAAGAGGTGAAGAAGGAGCAGTATGGTTTAAATAACCAGGAAATATCAATACACTATTTTGTGGTGCTTTAACAAAACCATCTTCAAATAAAGTTCCATTATTAAAAAAAGGAAATGTTTTCATATAATAAACAGCAGCATATGGAAATTCCCAATGATTGTGCCAACCCATATCTTTCTTTTTACCATTAGTCCAATTTACCCATGCCCTGTCAACAACTAAATCTTTATCTATTTTTTTTCTAATCTTAGTTATTATTTTATCAACAGGATCTTTAAAAGCAGGAATATCTTCAAAGTCAGATGCAGCTGTTTGTTTGCCAGGAAATGAATATCCATTTTCATTCATCAAGCGATCTAGATCTTCACCATCTATAAGATATGGTTTAGCATCTTCTATAAGTTTTTTTCTTTCCTTATTAGTTAATACGTTTTTTATTAAATATTTCATTATGTCAACCCTTAGGATATTCTAAATTGAAAGCCAGGGAATATCTACTAAACCTAAGAGGTGAAGAAGGAGCAGTATGGTTCAAATAACCAGGAAATATCAATGCACTATTTTGTGGTGCTTTAGTAAGACCATCTTCAAATAAAGTTCCATTACTAAAAAAAGGAAATGTTTTCATATAATAAACACAAACATATGGAAACCTATAATGATTGTGCCACCCAATATCTTTCTTTTTGCCATTAGTCCAATTCACCCATACTTTCTCAATAATTAAATTTTTGTTTAATTCTTTTTTAATTTTAATTAACATTTTATCAAGAGGATCTTTGAAACAATGAATTTCAGAAAGGGATCCCTGTGTTTGTTTACCTGGAAATGTTATCCCTTGTCCATGCATTTCTTCCCAGACCTTTTCATCGAAAAGATACGGTTTAGCATCTTCTATAAGTTTTTTTCTTTCCTTATTAGTTAATACGTTTTTTATTAAATATTTCATTAACCCATCCCCGACTGAAATCTCATATACTCAATAGCATTCTTAATTTGAAACGTTCTGTTCTGTATCACCTTAAGAATACTTTCAATATAAACAAGCATTGTATCATAATAATCTATCTTTAGAGAAGTGTTAGACAACTTCTCATCAGCATCAAGATACTTGGTCATTGTATCTTTATCTCTTATCTTCTTTGGAAAGGGATTATCTACATATACTTCTGGGTCTGCTTTCCCACTAAAATACTCATACCGTTCATGACGGATATTCTTTCTTTGCTGCTCTGCTTTCTTCCTTAATAGAAAGATAGTATTATATAATTCAAAATATTTTGCATGAAGAGAAGGGATATTCAAGGACTCAGTATGTAGATTATCAGGATCTATTTTTGAATCTTTTTCCCACATCTCTTGAAGCGTTTCAAGATCAATGGCCATTAGTCACATTTTAAAGGGTTGTTCTCCAAATCTGTTAAATCGTAAATACTATATTTGAAACTTACGTCTGCTGTAAAGTATTCTATATCTGTATCTGTAGCATCAAAACTTAAAGTTGTCAAGGAGACGGGAAACATATCCTTAAATACTACTTGAAAATTTGGTACAAGACTACTATTTAAAATTTGTAGTGTACCATCAGAATATATGTTATCTCCATCTTGTCCAAAGTTTGCTGGCATAGTTGCTTCAGATTCTAATTTCTGAAACTCAGCTAAACTTTCTGGAAATCCTAATCCACGCATCCAATGCTGGATTGCAACATAATTTTTAAGGTCTTCATCAACCATGAACCTTAAATTAAAATCACCAAACTGCATCTTATCACCAGGAACTGGAATATCCTTTAACCATGTAGGTTGCTCTGCAACTCCTAATGATATCTCAGGGATATTTGCTTGGTTGGAAAAAAACGAAACACTCTTTACCCTGTCAAGGGTAAATTTAAACCCAACAGGTGAAAGAAAGTTTCTATTTTTTATTGGTGTAGCTCTTCCAGTCGTATAATCAGGCATTACTCAGTAACTACAGTTGAATTCTTAAACCAATCTGGTTGATATGTAATACCATTAATAGTAGCAGTGGTTGCTTTAACAGCATCAGCATCTGCTTTATTAGCATATTGCTTTCTGTCTGCATATGTACTTGTCCAGGAATTATTATCCTTCCAATATACATCACCAACATTCAGTTTACCAGGTGTTTTAACGTGATAAGGCATTTGACTAGTATAATTTTAATTATTTAGTCTTCTCGCTGAATCTGTTCTTCAAGTTTCTCTTTTGCTGCTTTTATACCAGCAAGTCTTACTTCCAATGCATCTTCATAACGATTAAGCATTTTTAACTTAAATTTTTGACGGTCTTCTTGACTCATCCTATTTTTACAAAACATGATAGAAAGCAGGTCTCCTTAATTATTTAGTTCTTTGTGTGAAATCAATCCCTTCCATATGATCATATTCATGCTGAAATATTCTTGCAATAAATCCATCCAATCTTCTTTTAATAAAGTTCTTCCCCTCATCTTCATACTTAACTATGATACTACTAGGTCTTGGTATATCTAAAAATAGTTCTGGATATGATAAACACCCTTCTTCCATCATTACTTCGTTTTTAGACTCCTTAATAATCTTAGGATTAAAGCAAGTAATAGTTTCTTGCAAATCAATATCAATCATCATTACAAATGCTCTTTCTTCTATACCTATTTGGTTAGCAGAAAGTCCTACCCCATCATAATGAAACATATTTTCAGTTAGGGTATAAGATAGTTTTGAACGATCTAAATCATAACTACACTTCGATATCTTCTTATGTAATAATGGATCGTCTGATGGAATTAGTGTTTTTAACATGCTATATTTATTATAGCATAAATATTTTTTTTAAACTGTGAGGGAAGGAGTCGAACCTTCAAGTCCCGCCAGGAACATCAGTTAAACAGACTGACACGTTTACC